TGTTCTTTATTTGCAATGCATCTACAAATAGACTCTAGTCGTAGCCTGTATTGAGTTGATAGCATATCAGTCCCGCAGTTTTAACTCAAGGTCTTCCAATTTGTGATACTCTGCATGTGCTCGTTCCTGACGGACACATACGATGTCTAGAATGTCATTAACAATTATCTCATTGTCAATGTAATCATCGAGATACTTATCGATTGCTTCCTTTAAGTACCTATACCTGTGCCACTCTGGACTATAAGGTTTGTAATCCATAATAAGGTCATTCATATTTCAGGATTATATACGCATCTTGACGACTTGTCAAGACACGTGTTTATTTAGAGATCAATATTCTTTGCTTCCTCAATGAGTGAACTAATGTATGTCTCAGTCCCATCAAGTTTTTTAACTTCAAACAATGCAGATCTCATGTACTTTTTGATACCCTTATATTCTTTCATAAGTTTATCGACTTCACGTTGATCAATCGTGATCTTTGCTTTTCCATCTCTGGAATCATCAACGTTATTGTTCGTGAATCCACCGAATCCTTTGCTCATTTCTTTTTCTTGTCTGATGGTGCTTTGTAACCATATAGTTTAGGACTAATCCTTCCTTCAGTTTGATTGAAAGTTAGAAAGTCATGACGATAGAAGTCATAATAATGGTCAAAAATATCTACCTTTTTATTTGCCATTACAATATCGTAATGGATTGTTTTGTCAAGGACATACTCTACCAAGTATGAGTTAGTTGGTAGAGATTTGTCATCTGCTAGTTTAGGATCACAGTCCTCATGAATAATAACGAACTTCAACTACGTCCTCCCCAATTGATATCTGGATATGCTTCTTTTACATTGTCGAGACTAATCTTGTACTTGGTAGATAGTTTCTTATCCTTAACCAAAACTAGAATCTCCGCCTCTTCGGGATGTAGACCCTCAAGAATATTGATGAACATCACTTCTCTTCGGATAGAAGATAGAGAGGGATTTCCACCCTGAACAAAGTTATAAAACTTTTCTGCTTCTTTTCGGATGGATGTCTTCTTTGCTCTCTGCGATTCTTCAGCAACAGTATTGTTGATCTGACCCGATGCTCTAATTTTATCAGAAAGATTACCAGATGCTGTTACGTCTTCCTTAAGATTTCCATAGGGAACTTCACCTTCAGGAAGTAATGAATGAACAGACTCATCAAAGTTCCAGATGAGAATGGTCTTCAGTGGAAGGCAGTCGTTCTTCTGAAGAACTTCCACCTTCTTTGCATTGCTCCTCTGCTTTGATGCCAATTCAAGGATCTCATGCATAAAGGCATTTGTAGGAAGATCGGGAATAGGTTTACTCTTCGTCGTCTTCCTTTTCGTAGTAGTCGTCATAACTGTTTTCAAATCGTACTGCTAAAATTTCATCTGGTAAGATGTTTCCATTTTCATCAAACATCTCTGGGTGAGTGTATCCTTTATAAGAATACAAGTTCTCTTTCAATAAGAATCCAATAATTAAACCTAGTGCTAGCACACATATACCTAGCACTATACTGATAGCGACTATTGCTGTTTGCATGGATCTTCTCCCTGAGAACGTTTCTTAATCTCGAAAGTCAATTCAAATTTAAATAACTTAATTTTAAATTCAAATGACTTTTCTTCTGGTTTTACGATCTCCCTCCCTGATTCTAACATAAGTTCCAATCCACGGTCAACGCGGATATCTGTCTTATTTAGATCTCTTTTTGATCCTTTTGCCTTTGTCATTTCTGTACCTTATCACATCATCAACCATCCCGTCAAGGTATATTTTCACTTTTCTTGCAAGTGGTTTTGACAGATACCCATATGCTTCACGCAATTGCTTGTGGGCATCATCAGAACCACCTTCAATATAATCTGCTAGGTCAGAACTTATGGATGAGATGCTAATGACACTAGGACTATGTAGTATCTCACCTAGATCATCTTTAGTAAAGTTGTTTTGCTTCAGATATTCATACAACTTTAGATTTAAGTTCTGTCTCAAAAACGCATCATCTACAGCACCCTCAATAAGGTTATAGACTTCTGCTAGTTTTTGCTTCATCAGATCACTTTCTGCTCCTTCAGATATGCAACGGTATCGGTACACCCACCGAGTTTGACTGAATCATCCGCACCAGCATTAAGAATTACTTGTGGGAATGTAGTTCCATTTCCAAACTCTTCATAAAACTCTTCTCTGGTATAGTCAGTTCCAAGTTCATAAACAACATGCTTCTGTTCTGCCAGTTGCATGATGCTTTTAATTTTGTCACAATAAGGACAACCGTACTTTGAATAGATTGTGTACATAGAATTCCTCCAAACGGTATAATTATACCAGATATTTTTTAATATGCAACAAAAAAGAGCCTAGGTTATAGGCTCTTGGTTACATATTCAATTTTTATATAGGATTATGCAGCTCCTGGGATAAAATTTCTCCGAGGTTTGTAACGATACAACTTGACTTTACCGTCTTCTTGATGTCCTATCCAGTCCTGAATTTTACGTTTGTTTGCTTCTTGGAAAAACTCTTGATTTAAATACCATTCTTGCCATTCGGTATTTGCTTTAGATCCGTTACAGGATAGACAAGAGCAAACGACGTTTTGTGTAAAATTAGTTCCTCCTTTTGACTTTGGAATTACATGATCGATAGTTAGGTTTTCAGTTGAACCGCAATAGGCACATTGATTGTCCCATTGCTCTTTGATTCTTCTTCTCCACATTTTCCTAGCTTCCTTTCGGTTTACGGTGTGCAAGTTGTAAAGATATCCTTGAGGAGATGCGTAAAGTTCCATACGATACGAATAAAGGACAAAAAAAGGGCAGACCCGTAACGGGACTACCCAGAGAGTATTAAAAGTGATTTTGACTTTGCATATAGAGTGTTTCAACTCTCATGTTTTTATTTATGTCACCCAAATCCTTTATTAGGTTTCTTTGTTGCATCTAATACTTCTACCGTACAACCTTTGAAGTTTCTACATTGCTCAAACCATACTGCTCGAAGGATTTCATAGTCTTCAATTACAACAGATTTGTATCCAGGAACATTCAACTTGTAGACGTGACGATCATATAGACCATCAGAAGTCTGAGAGAAGTATTGTGGATCTGTAGGATTAATTAGTTGCGTCATCCTTTTACAATCTTAGCAGCATCACGATCAAAGATCTCAAGACCAGCATCAGTCAGAATGTGATCATACATTCCATCAAATACTTTGGGTGGCATCGTACAAATCTCAGCACCATTATACCAAGAACGAATTGCACGTTGAACACTGCGGATGGATGCTGCCAGAACCTGAGTTTCCATACGGTGGATCCGATAGAGTTCAGAGATAGATCGTACAACCTCCAGACCTGCCACTGACTGGTCGTCCAGTCGTCCTACAAAGGGTGAGACATAAGTTGCACCAGCCTTTGCCGCAAGGACTGCCTGAGCAGCACAGAAGATCAATGTGACATTGGTACGGACCTTCTCCTTAGAGAGTTCCTTACAGACTAATAGACCATCACGGGTCATAGGAAGTTTGATGGTGCTTACACTACCAAACTTATCAACTAGTCGGATTGCTTCATCCAGCATAGTCTGAGCATCACCCATGACTTCCATGCTGATGTCTTGTACACCAATGTCTTTGATCTCTTGGTATACCTCTTCAGGATCTCGTCCTGACTTCATGATCAGTGATGGATTAGTTGTGACACCATCAACTAGTCCAGTCTCAAAATAATTGCGAATGAGTTCTGTGTCTGCTGTGTCTAGGAAAATTTTCATTTATCTTTTAGGTACTCCCGTTCTGATTTATACAAGAAATCCATTTTTTTGTCAAGGTATATTTGAGCACCCTGATAAAGATCTGGTAATAACCATTCATCGATACGATAACAGTATTGCCAATTAGCTGGTTGAATACAATTCATCACTACGACAGTCCAAAATGCTGTCAAGTGGTTTGTGATAGTCAGCATAAAAAAAGGACCCGTAGGTCCTTAGTATATCATTGATTGTCTTTGTTGTAAAGGTCTTCTAGTTTATCTCTAGAAAGATCTACATACATCACCTCTTCTCCAGCAGCAGGTGCTTCGGGATGACGTGGTTTGGGTTTAGGTTTATT